ACCGTGAACAACCAGATGAACAAGAAGATGAAGATAAAAATTTCATTCAAAGATATTTTCAAAGATTATTCCCAGATCATGAAACAAGTCTTCAAGAACAAAGAACCCGAGGAGATGAAACAAGCCTTACGACTAGACAGAGACAAATTGGTGGGTTTGGATTTAACCGTGAACAACCAATCGAATCTTTAAGAAATATACATGAACAACCAGCCCAACTTCCAGAAGCAAGACAACAACAAGGCATAATAATGCCTTCTGAAATTAAACTTTCCTCGGAAGATATCGATAAACTCGTTGGTAGACTTCAACAACCAACAGGACAAACAATGCAACCACAAATGATGTATCCTAGTCTTGATGATCTCGGAACGTATATGATAACACAAGGTAAATAAAAATGGCTGAATTAGGGTGGGAAAGCAAACGAATTAATAAAGAAGTTCCTGATGCACATAAAGTTAAGGTCATTAGTCAACTTTTTAATGACCCTATTGTGGGTCATTTACCAGAAGAATTTGGGTTTGGTGTTGGTAGTGAATTCAGTGAACCCTTTTCTTCTATTCTTCCTGAAGGGCGTACAGCCCAAATCGCTCAAGCTATTTCGGGCATGAGCATGAAACACGGACTTGTATCAGAAAGATTCTATTCTGGTGCTGAACCTGCGGATTTTTCATTTGATTTAGAATTTCATTCTTTTTATTCTGCAAAAGAAGAAGTTGTAATACCTATAGTTAAGCTTTTAATGTTGGGTGTAGGTATCGAAAATGAATTAATTGAAGATGGAGAAGAGATTGCTGAAAAACTTGATGCTGAACAGTTTTTTGACCAACTTCCGACTTTTGCTGATAGTGCAAGAGATTGGGTAGAAGATATAAATGTTTCTGTCTTTATGTCTCATGATCCAATTACTATTAAGTTTGGTGATTCATTAACTGTATCGAATATTTATTTTCAAAATGTTTCTTATACGTTTTCTAATGTCTTAGAACAAGGTGAAGATGGCGCCTTTCCAATAAAAGGAACTGCGTCTATCAGTGCAATTTTTAGAACACCACCATCACATAAAGATATCGCGACAATGTTTGGTCAGCAATCTAGAATAACGTCTTTATAAAAAGGTTTGAAATATGACACTTAAAAGAAGACAAAACATTTATAAAAAAGTTACAGTTGATGGTAATAAAGAATTAGATTACCTTTCTGGAAACTTTGTTCGAATGGATATTGATGATTATAAAACATATCGTATCCCTTCTTATATGTCTAGGAGACCTGATCTGATTTCAAACAAACATTATGGCAATCCTCATTATGGTTGGTTAATCATGGAGTTTAACGATATATTTGATCCTTGGGATGAATTAACGACAGGAAAGATCATTAAAATCCCATCTCTTAAAAAGTATTACAACTTTTATAATAAAAATAAACAACGGGGTGACGACTAAAACATGCCTAACAAAATCATTGAAGAAGGATGGCCGGATCGCTTTTATATCTCTCTCGAAACCGAGGAAGAAACTGCTACGTTTAAAAGTAAAGCAGAACAGGTTGTTCTCATTGAGACACTAGGAAGCCTATCCCCAATTCTTGTTGTGAGATTTCGTGATTTTCTTGGTAGTATCATTTCATCATCTTCTGTCTATCCATCAGGTGTGTATACGCTTAACATTGGAAGAAATATTGAAGAGGCAGAAGCATTGGATTTCTCCATTTCAAAGAACCAATTTGAAAACCTTTCTAAATCGAAAGCTGAAAATCTTATTTGCTCATTATACTTTATAACAGATCATTGGCCTCAAATATTTAAGACAAAACATAATAGAGGATGGGAGGAAAAGCAATATAGTGATGTAGTACAGGAAATTGCTAGCGAGATTGGATACGATGAAGTAGACGTTGAACCAACAGAAGGGTTATATAACATCATTCAACCTTATTGGACAAATTCTCAAATGATTGAATGGCTAAGCCAACAATCAATTAGTGAAGAAGGGCATATAGGTTATGAGTTTACCGCCACTTTAGATGATCGTTTCATTTTCAAATCATTTAATAAACTTCTTGAAGAAGAACCCAAAAAAGAAATCGTTATTGCATCTATTCCTGACTATGAAAAGGGTTCTGAAACTTTAGTTGCTTCTGATATTCAAATTGAACAAAACTACGCAGAGATCATGAAAGAAGGTGCTGGTGGCTATACTTACTCTTTCTTTGATTGGAATAATAAAGAATATAAAAAGAAAGAAAAAACTGTTTCAGATACCGACCAAACACAACTTTCCGATTGGTATTATATCGCAGAAGATCATGAAGATGCTGGAAACTTTATTTATAAGTCAAGAAATGTAGATGCTGACGTAAATATTGAAAATCGTTTAGCACATCTATCAAACTCTATTCAGACTGTAACGGTAACAGTTCAGGGAGATATCACACTTCATGTTGGTGATATCGTTAATTTAATTGTTCCTAATACCTATTTTCATGATGATGTGTTTAATGAATTCTATTCTGGTTACTATATGATTTCAAAAGTAGAGCATACCATTCAATTGATAAATAATGATAGACGATTCGATACAAAACTGGAACTTACAAGACAAGGCGTAGATGACGGGGATGATGGTTTAGAAGGTTTCGTTGAAAGTCAAGCTGGCAAACAATTAGGATAAAAACTTATGCGTTTAGAAAGTGTATTTAAAAACCAATTAACTAAAGAAGATATCACGAATGATGTTCTCTTTGAGGCGTCATCAAAAGCTTATGAAAAAGAGCATCAAAATGATGTTATTACTGAAGGTATTATAGATCGTATTCGTGGCAGCAAGTCGTTTGATTATGATGAAAAAGATTTTCAGAATCTAGGAATCCTCCGTGAAGCATTAAACAATGGTGATTTTGGTGCTCTCATCGGAAAGTCTGGCGCCACAATCTTTACGGAAGATGATCTAACTGCTATTAGAAATAAAATTCATACGATTATTCAAGAAAATACCTTAATCGATGGTAATAATCTCGATGACTTTTCGGTTCTCCCTATGTCACTCCATGCCATTTTTAACACTGCTGGATCAACGCTTCTTGCTGGTGTAGCTGGTATCATCTCATATTGGGCTTATCAACTTAGTGGAACTGCTTTTTCTATCGGTGACATTTTTAGAGAGTTGTTTACCAGTACAGGCGTTTTAGAGTTTGCTGGTCTTGGCTGGCTTTCTAATATTGCTGGTTATGGTCTTGTCGGTGCTGCTATCGGTGGTGGTTTGATTGCTGCACTATATGGTATCGGTGCATATCGTCAAGCCCGTGTCTTGAGTCGGCTTCGTGCAGCATCTAAGGCTATCACAGCATCAAGTCTTCTAACACAGGATATTAAAAACGTTACCAAAGAACAACTAGAAGATCACGAAAAAGAGTATTATGAATATCTTTTAGAACTTCGACCTGAAGAAGCTGAAGAATGGTTTCAAAGTCAAATGGAACGACAAGCAAAAGAAGTTCAAGAAGAGTTTCAATCTATGTTTGATAATATGCCTGTGTATGTACGCTATCGTACTAAGCAACGGGACTCTTCAGGTAATGAGATTGACGTGATCAAAGAATACCCAACTAGCAAGTTTTTTAAACGATAAAAAAGGAGTAGTTACCCATGTTTAACCCTATCAAAGATAAAGAAGAAAAAACAACTTCTTTCAATAGCATCTATCGCGGTAAAGTTGTAGATAACCATGATCCTAAATATGCTGGTAGGGTTAAAGTCAAAGTTTTTGGTGTGTTTGATGAAATCCATGACGATGTTCTTCCTTGGGCTATTATGGCCGATCAAACTCTTGGTGGCTTAAAGAATGTTGGATCATCATTTATCCCCGAAGTTGATTCTCATGTATTCGTTTTCTTTGAAGCAGGAGATCATCGTTATCCTGTTTATTTTGCTAGTGCTCCAGCTTTACACGATGAAGAAATTCCTGATCTTCCAAATGAATCTAGGCGTGATCAAGAAGATCTAGAAGGTGAAGAGTTTGTGTTCCCTCTTGATAAAGAGACAGATTTTCCTTTTGAGGAAAAAGAACCTGCCGATGCCAATAGTGAATACCCGTATAACAAGGTTTTTAAGACAAAATCAGGCCATGTGATAGAAATCGACGATACAGAGGGGCAGACCCGTTTCCGTATCCTACATCCATCAGAAAATGAATTTGTCAGTGATCATGAAGGACATACAGAGAAAGTGGTCAAAGGCAACACATCAGAACTTTTTGAAATGAACCATATGCGAAAAATTCAACAGTCTTTATTTGATTATATTGAGCAAGACTCAGAAGTTCATATAGATGGTGATAAAAAGGAAGAAATTGAAGGTGAAGTTACCATAACAATTGGTAAAGATAAAAATATCACTATTGGTGGTGATTTTAATGTTTCTGTAGATGGCGATTACAACATCGATGTTGGTGGAGATACAAATATTACATCAAGTGGTGATGTAAATATTCAAGGATCAACAATTAATCTTAATTAATAAATAACCTTCCATAAAAGAGAAAACGAGAGGATAGATTATCATGACAACAGTGACACCAGCAGATGATTTTCAAATCAATGATTACACTATAACCGTATCCGACAGTCAAGATGAAAATATTGATGCTTGGGAAGGCATTGAATATGTTTCGGTTCCACTAGGATCATTAGGATCACAAATTGATTATGATTTTGAATTAGACGGTAATCAGCCACCGGGGTTAGATATTGATCCATCTACAGGAGTTATTGAAGGTACGGTTGATGAAGGCATTTTTTCTTCTTTCATTCGATCTGTAGCAGAGAAAAAGGAACAAGGTAATGTTACTGTTGATTTGGGATCTGATGAATATCCTAGCCCTTATGAAGTAGGAAGTGGAGAAATGATTAAAAAAGATTTTGACTTCCAAGTAACAGGAATGGATTCTTCCCCTGATCCACATGTTGAAGTAACAGAGTCATATACGATTCGTGTTGGGAAGAATTTTTCCGTTGATATCGATGATTTTAATCCAAGAGAGGTATATGAATAGTTATGGGAATGCCAGTGACAAGAGTTGGTGATATTAGTACAGGTCATGGTGCATTCGCACCACGGCCTGCTAATGAATGTAGCCCTGATGTAAATGCAGAGGGAAATGGTGTTGTCCGTGAAAGTGATGATTGGACAACGCACTGTGTTGGACCTTCTTGTCATGAAGGAGCCGTTCAGCAAGGCTCATCAACAGTATTTGTAAATGGAAAGGGTGCTGTACGTATGGGTGATGAAATTGATTGTGGTGGAATGTCTATGCAAGGGGCAGTAACAGTTTTTGTAGGCGACTGATTTGATTATAAATAAGTACAGCAAAATAAAATGAGATGATAAGATAGATTATGAGCGATATTAGACTTGAAGAATTTAGTGATTTAGATCATAGACTTTGGGTTAATCCCGATGGCAACATCCGAATTATTCGAGATGAAGAAGTCATTAATCGCTCTATTCGTAATATCTTAACAACTAATAAAGGTGAACGAGTAAGAAGACCAGAGTTTGGGTCAAACCTTTCACGACATTTATGGAACCCCATAACAGAGGATAATTTAATTAGAATCGAAAACGATGTTAGAGAGTCATTAGAACAAAATGAAGACCGGATTAATGTGAAAAATGTTAATGTAAGAGGCGATCCTGACAAAAACTTAATTGAAATTAATGTTAAGTATTACCTTAGAAAAACAAGAGCAAGAGGGTCTTTTCAAGCTCGTGTACGTCCTATGGTCGATAGCTAATAAGGTGTGTATATGACTGATTATACAAGATATGATTTTGAACAACTTTTAGAACGTCTTTCAGAATTAGTTAAAGAAAAAGAGGGTTTTGGTGATGCTTACAAATCATCAACTGCTCAAACTTTTCTTGAAGCTGTCGCCGATGTTACAGATAATCTCCATTATATGCTTGAAAGACGTTCAAGAGAAAACTTCTTACCAACAGCTAAACTTGATAGTTCTGTAAAATCGATTGTAAGTTCTATTGGCTATCGGCCCCGCCGTATTGTTTCTGCTAAAGGAACACTTGAACTTACAATTCTTGATGAAGATGGAAACCCAACAGAACCAGAAGGAATAATCTATATTCCTAAACATACAAAAGTAAAATTTGATGACTACGAGTTTGTTACTTTAGAAGATATTGAAATTGATTCAAGCACTTCTTCAGCTACTTTTGAAATTGCAGAAGGTAGAATGAAGACAATTACATCTGATCCAGATGATGAAAACGAACTTAGTGAATATGGATTTGTTTTAGTAAGAGATTATGAGTATATTGATAATGATATAATTGAAGTCTATACGGAAGATAAAGAATATGCAGATATTAGGGGAGATGATCTTGAAATTCAAACAATGGCATTAGCATCACCTGATGATCCAGCTTATGATATTCGTATTGCAAACGACGGACTTCGTTTTTATTTTGGTGACGGGACTTTTGGTAAAGCCCCATCATCAAAAGTTACAATTGAATATTTGGAAACATCTGGACCCGATTTAAATATTCAGCGAGAAGGTTTATCTTTTGAATTTGAATCAGATACTTTAGAAGATGATGTTAATGTTACTCCGCCCAATGAATATGAATATCGTTTAGAAAACATTACTCCAATTTCTGGAGGTTTAGATGGTGAGACAGTAAACGATATGCGTCGATTTGCTCCAGAGTTTGTTCGTTCTGGAAATAGGGCTGTAACAAACTATGATTTTCGCTTTTGGGCTTTACAGTCTGGTATCGGTGGTATTGTAGATGCATATTCATATGGCGAAGAAGAGCTTGGTATTACTGTTTTTAACATGAATAATGTTTATCTTACGTATTTAAAAGAAGACGGATCAGAACTTACAGTAGCTGAGAAAACAAGATTAAAGGAGTTTTTTGATCAACTAAAAGTGATCACAACACAAATGATTTTTGAACCAGCAGAAATTGTGCCATTACAATTAAGAGTTCGATTCCGTAGATCAGATCAATTAGAAACATCAAATTCAGAACTTTATTCTATTGTTAAAGATGAAATAGAAAAATGGTTTAAATTTGAAGAAGAATCAATTGGATCATCTTTTTATCTTTCTGAATTAACTAAACATTTTCAAAATTTAACAATTACGAGAGATGGCATTGATTACGATGTTGCTCGATGGGTTACATTAGAAGCATATGGTATATATACTGTTGAAGATCATGATGGCAGTGAATTTGATATACAAATTCCTGTTCCTCTCTTAGTTAATGAAGATGATGAAATTCAAATCAAAAAAGGATCTATTGAACTTTTGGATGAAAGTCATGAAAAGATTGGGTACGACGATCCAGAGGGAACGGAAAAAGCAGAAACAGAATTTGAAGGTGATTTCATTATTGATGATGAAGTAAAAGGAATTGTCAATTATAAAGATGGAACCATCAAAACAGACGATGATGTTTCATCGGGCGATTATTATATTCGTTACCTTCAAAATGAAGACCAAAACTTTGATGCTAATGTTCGAACAGCCATTGGATATAAACCATTTCCCGAATCATTAGAAGAAGATGAAGAATCAGGCGATGAATTCTTTTCCAGAATTGAAATCGTTGGTGTTAACGTTTCTCAAGGACTTCAATAATGGGTGATTTTACTGAAAACACAGATATTAAACTTGAAAAAAGATTAATCAATAATCTTCCTGAACATTATCGTGAGCATGATAATGTTCAACAGTTGTTTTCAGCTTTAGGGAAATATTTGGATGAACTTCGTGAAGAGATTCACAATGTTCAATATTATAATGATTGGGCTAAAAATTCAGAAAGTAATTTAATTCGTCTTTCTGAACAATATGGTGTTGATTTACCAAGAAACTTATCTCGTAGTCGAAGACGACAGGTTGTTCGTGATGCTGTTAGCTTTTATCAGGTATTTGGAACAGAGCCAGCTATTAGATTAATGTTTCGACTTATTGGTTGGGATGTCGAAATAGAATACATCTTCATTGAATCAGGACAAGAAGATCAAGAGTTTATTTACCCTGCTGATTATTACTTCGGTAATGACTTTGTTGACCCGGATGATGGTAAAATTAAAGCAAATGTAGAAGACCAAACAGGCAAAGAGTATAATAAGTGCAAAATTTATGGCGAAAAGTACAATAAAGACGACGATACTCTTGATCTTGAATTGATTCGTTGTCCATATATTAAAGTTACTATTACTGCTGAAGATTATGATGTTTTTACAGAAGATTATGAAGATGATGACGGTAATGTTTATTCATATACAGAAAGTGAACAATTTGAAATCATTCAAAGTATCATTAATTACTTCCAAGATGTAGGAAGGCCAGCCAATGTCGCTATTATTGAATTGGCAACACCTTATAGAATTAGATCAAGAGCAGAAGTCGAATATGAAGAAACTAGTGACTTAATCGATGGGAATCTTGATAAAGTTTATGAATTCGTTGGTCCTCTTGCGATGGACTCTTTTTGGACAATGGATCTAACATTAGATTTTATCCTTGATGGACAGCATATTACTGATATAGAAATGGATGATATGCCAACCACTTTTTATAATAAGGATCCATCAGAAGAAAATTATAACCTTTATTATTCTGTTTTAACACAGGGACTTCAATCCCCGTTTCATATCAGAAAAAGTAAAGGAGCAACAATAAAGGTTGAAAGAGATCCAGAAATTTATACGGCTAATTCATATATTATGAGTAATGATGGAAGAATCAATAGTGATGGATCTGTGGATGATGTTGATATTGATGAATATTTCCCTATTTCATACGATATTAGAAAAACGTATGAGCTACGCACGAAGGTAAATAGAGATGAAGCAAATTGGTACGATCATGGATTATATGAAGGAGATTTTGAAGAAACATTTGAAGGTTATACCGCATTAAAATTTAATTTTCATGATCCATTAGAAGGAAGACTTATCATAAATATAACACAGAACAGTTAAAGAGGTAACGATATGAATCTTGATCATCTTGATATTGAAAATGACAAAATGAAAGAAAGTTTTGAAAAAATTGATAATAACTTTAAAGTCATCGAAGAAGAGGTTGACGGTGCGACAGGGACATTTAAAACCGTTGAGGGAAAAGTAATTACCGTTAAAGATGGTTTAATTGTAGAAATTAAAGATCGTTGGTCTTAATTATGAACAAAATAAATGACACATTTTCTTTAAACGATTTTGTTAAAGGTTATTTGACGATTAAACGTTATTGGAATCAGACAGGTAATATTATTGATATTCCTGTTAATGATAATAACCTTATTGTTAATGAGGCACGAGAAATTTTAGCTAGTGGCTTAATATCAACATCTGATGATTATATCATATCAGATATTAGTTTTGGTGTTGATACCGGATCAGGTTCTATGGATGATCCTGAACCAGCTAACCCAAATAATACATATTCTGATCAAGATGTTATTCTTGATTATGAGTTAAACCCATCATTTATAGGAAAGCCAAACAACAGATCTATATCATTTGCTCATACACTTATAGCAGACAAAATCTTAGAAATGGAAGAGTTTGAGGATGAAGATTTTGTTTCATTTTGTTCAGCTTGTTTAAGAACAAACGATGATCTAACTTTTGCTTATAAGAGATTTCCAGAGGTTTTTATTTCTCAGGGTATAAATATTGTTGTAATATGGGAAATCGAATTTAGATCTTTTAAAGATGTCACATAAGTAGGGATATAACTATGACCGATAAAAAAACGATTGATAGACATCCATATGGTGAAAAATTAAAATCTGATAAATTTAATAAAATCTACGATCAAATTGATGATAATATTGATAATCTTTATGATCGTGATGATGAATTAGAAGAAAAGATTAAATACGTCGATAGAGATATTGATGGACGTGTTAAACGTAGTTCAATTTATCTTGAGTCTGCCTTACGAGAATATACTGATCAAGAAGTATCAAAAGAAGTATCAAATGTTCAATCCAATCTTGATTCTCATACTAATGAAGATGTAAGTGAAGGTGATTCACCGCA